GTTACCCCGTCCTTGCGTTGTGATCTTTCCTCGATTTTCCACGTGAGGCCCGCATTTGCTTTGCTCTGATCACCAAGCCCTTTGCCTCGCCACTCTGGGGTTCTATCCATGGTGACATCATCGCCACTCTGACAAATGCGTACGTCTTTCAGTCTGGCTACGCTGATCAGAGAACTGAAAGCCATGATCTTGTTGATGATCAAAGTCCAGGGATCACCCGATGCCAGAGCCTTGTTCAGAAGGAACTTGAAGGGAGAACCCATCATTCGGACCCTGCGCTCATCACGAATCTCCTTCGCTAGTGCCCCAAGGCCTTGCTTGTCAGCAGCCATCTCCAGGAAAATCGAGGCTACAATGATGTGTACCGGACGATGTGATGAATCCTGCTTCTCAATATCCAATTCCACGGAAGATTCAAATGTCGCAAGGAAATCCTCCACCTCTTCCTCTCGAAGGCCGACAGGCGAAAGTTTGCCAGGCTGCATTGCCCTAGCCCATGCATGTGTCAATGCGTCACATGTATCCGCGAAAATGGCCTGTTGCAAATCGCTTGCTGATACTACGCCTTGAGCCTTAAGCTCTGAAGGCCCATCACGCATCTCAGAAGGCTTCTTAGCGAACTCGGGCTTCAGAAAGGCAAATGACAGCGTCGATGCGGCCGTCTCATAATTTGCGTACGACCCATCAATTGCTTGCTGCCGAGTTTGACGGTGAATCGCAGCCCTGCGTGAGTTGTTTATGTGCGCGAAAAACAACTTCTTGTCAATGACCTCCTCGAAAAGCCATTGAACAATGATTTCGGCATCGACAAAATCTTGGGGCCGTGTGCGCACGTCCGGCACGCTGCGAGTTAGTGCCTGAACCTGATCTGCACCAGGAACGTCACGAGGTTGAAATGTGTAATTATCAAAAGCGTCAGAATGCGCAATACCCTCATCACGGAAACTCACACCGGAAACCAACTCCACGTTAGTCCGCAACTCAGACGTTGACAATGGCTCTCCAGCCTCAGTAAACACAGTTGCCACGGTGACTGGATCTGTCAATGGTTGCTCCACCAAGTTCGACTCTATGATATTTGGCTCATGTATATGAAGCCAAGTTGACTCACTCTCTGCGCGTACCTCGCAGAAATCCCAAGACGTGCCACCCATGATCACAGTATCCGGTAACCGCCCATTGACTGACGTGTCGTCAAACCACCGGAAATTTGTCAACGTGGAAACGCCTTCCACCACGAAAATTGTCTTTCGTCGTGCCCGGGTGAATCCGACGGCGCAATGTGCCGCTTGCTCTGCTTGACCCAACCATCGCAAATCGCCACCCAACGCTCTCCCGAGTCCATGAATGACAGAATACTCAGAACGGCGCCCTTGACACTCATGTACAGTCGCTGCCTTGACACCGCGCTGCAGTACCATTTCTTTCCCTATCTGTGTACCTTGCATCGCCACATCACCTTCCCCAGGCAGCAATGTGTCGTCAGCCGTGAGAGTATAGCACAACGCCTCAGGGTCCTCAGAACCGCAAAATAAATCTTCCACGAAAGTGTCTGTCACTGTGCTATGTAAGTAAGTGACCGCCGCGTCCCAACCGACAAAAGTTGTTGGCGTTATCATCACACATGGTGCGTCAGAAGCAATGAGCTTCAACTGAGTAGGGGAAAAAACATTGGATATTTGTCTCCTATCACCAATGGTGACGACACCTTTGCTCCGAGAATGTCTGTTGGCAATGGCCTGCAAGTGCTCTGGATCGAAAGCGTAACATTCGTCTATGATGACATACCGCGAGGCATATTTCGTCACCAAAGCCTCATGTTGTGTCACTACAGTCGCCCGCCGCAGAGGTTCAAGTTTGCCAAGATTGGCTTGCCACTCTTCCTTGAGCTCGCGAGTCGGGACAACAACCAAGTCATTCACAGATATCCAAGTACGTGGGACCTTGGACTTTCCCCCCATTGCGAGACCTGTGATGTGTGCGAGCCAATTCTTGACTGATGGTTGCGTGAAGAGAGCCTCAGACTTACGCAACACATCAGCCACATAATCTATCCCAGGCGAAGCAAGTTGGGCCTGATACCAAGGTACCATCGCGGCATCATTACACAATCTGGCCCCAAGATCTGCAGCAACAACCGCCTCTATCAGAGCATGTTGTATTTGCGCGCCGCGGGCGTCAGGCGAGATGTAGTTCGGTCCAGCAAGATTCTCAGCATTGACCGTTGCGCCATGCTGTAGATCCATTAATCTGTGAATCGGTGAGAAGTCATACTCCCCATTAGCCTGAGTGAGTCTGTGCAACCGGTACTCGCCGTTGGGGGAGGGTAAGGAAATCTTCCCAAGCTTAAAACATTCACGAATATCTTGATTGTCTATTGGTCGCAAAGGTATTGGAATGAGATCGGGCACCCCACCCAACGCGAACTGTAGTCCCCTGAAACTTTCAGGCTCAATATTGGCCAATTCTTTCTTCAGCAAATGTATCATTTTGCCCTTCTGCGTGGCACTTGCCTGCCGGCAATCATGGTGGAACGCGCTGAGAAGCACGGATGCTGCTGCCCCTCTGCGGACATGAGAATTGAACTTGCCGAGGAAAAGCTTGACCTCAGACAAAAAATCTGAGTACGGCAACGCAGCGTTCAACTCCAGCTCGGCTATCTGGTCCTCTGGGAGGAGATTCTTCTCACGAAATCGTTGCAGATCAACAGCATGGTCCACGCTGAACACATTGAAGAAAGTCTCTACTATGTCTATAGCTGCTGCTTGAAAATCCAGGTCTTGCGCGTCCTGCACGGCCACCCAAAACCGTGACATCTTTTGGTTCGACCAATCTAGATAATCAAGAAAAGCTGTTATTTTCTTCACAGCCTCTTGCTTTCCAGTAATACGAGCGACAGTGATTGTACAATCCACTAACACCCGGGTGGCATCAATCGAATACCTCATGCCTAGCATGACAGCGACACCAACGACGTCAGCATAGGAGAATGAGATAGCCCACGACTCACGGAAGCCATGTTCTATCGCCTGTTGCCATTTGCGTGGCGAAGTCACCCACCCAAACAGTGTGGACCATGCACTTACCACGACATTTACCAAAGAGGCGGGTTCAATCTTCGCCCCAAAGTGCTCCTCCATGGCACGCTCCGACATCTGATCCAATGTCATCTGACCAATATCTGTGCGATAAATTCGCATTAGCGCCTCCATGCTAGACATGGCGCCCAGTGCCATAGTTCCGGTCGTAGTAGCAGCCAATGTGGAGGCCACAGTTGAATAAATTGACTTCCGTACTGTTTCAGTAGTAGTCTTTGGCCTCAGCTCTTCGGCATGATTCTCTGCCAGCGCGTCCTGCACCTCAGAGTACACTTCTATCCAAGTACCCAGCGCTTGGGCCTCTGTCTCAGACAGCGTGATGCGCGGTGTAACCTGAGTGCCTGAAATAGAGTACGTCACGACCGACTGCCGCAAGACAATACGAGCGACCATCTTGTCCTTAATCGCCTGAGTCCTATAAGTGGCCATCACGCGGTCAAACCCTTTCTTTTCAACGAGCACCACAGGCCGAGTCATGTCAGGCATAATCAAACGGATGAAGTAATAATGTTCATAAGACGGTAAACACCGAGTTGCCCATCCCCCAGCACTAAGGGTGAGGTTGTGGTATTGGGATGCATGATCACCAAAGATGATCGTACGTCTCAACGAATGGCCCGCAGCAAACGTGGGGGCAAAAAGTTGACGGACTTTTTGCAAGTCTTGCACATAATCACCGCCGTCGTGGAACGAAGACACAACCTTGCCGAACGCCAGCTCCGTTGTCATTTCTGTCAAGGAATCATAGACCTTACGGCCCATCAACGCACGCCAGTCTATGGAAAACTGCGACAAAGCATTGAAGACCTCTGCTTTCACCATCAACTGAACAATCGTTCGTGCATCTATGTTTGGCTCAATGTTGATCATCAGCAACGAGCTGACATCAAACCGCTTGAAATGGCCCGCAGCACGTTGCCAGTCGTTGGAGCGTAAGACTCTTCCAGCCTTCGCCGCCTCATCACGTACTTTGCACGTCGGCAGTTTGCATTGCGCACAATGCTTTGTGCGTCTCGAAGCGTCTAACGCATCCGTGTATTCCCAAATTGCAGCATTAGGAAAAGCGTGCATCTCCGCTTTGCTAGGTGAAATAAGCCCAACAACCGCGCCTTGCAATGTAGTGATGGCATGATTCAATGCGGCACGCCTAATTGTACCAGCTGCTCTGTGTTCCTCTATGCGAGGCGAGTATCTCATTGGCCCTATCAGTGCCAACAACCGATGATACTGTGGAGACGATGGTGGTACCGAAGTAGCTATGCCTTCAAAGAAAGCATCCAAGGCAACTGCGGCACGCTCCTCAGTGGACCCCAGAACCTCCATGCCAGACAGCAACACCTTCGATGCCTCCAACGCCGAGACGGTGTTCATTGGACGGGTGATGGCATGACCATAAAACTCCTCCTCATCCCCGCGGATCCGACGGTGAGCATGTAAGGCATGGAGATTGGGTCGTCGAGGGAATATCGGCAACTCCAAGGCTGTAGACCCGACGTACCTGCTCAACTGGCCATTCAACTGTCCAGAAACTGGCATACGACTAGAAATATCCCGTGCATAATTGGCCAAGTCCTCTAATGCCTGTTGTTGTGAATTGGCGCCCAACAGCACGTCATCGGGAAATTGGCACAATCTCCGATCCGCATCCGGCAGATAATGTAGCATTTCGCCAACTACGGTGACGGGCAAATCCCCCGCCGCCGGACAAGCTTCAAGAAATTGACCCTTGTCAACAAACGGTGGCAATCTAGTAAATCCAACGGCGCTTTCAAAACAGTACCCATCCTCACCAAGCGCCAAGAAGTAACAAATGCAATAAGAAATCATCGCACACGACCCAATACAACAATACGCAACCAATGAACTATAAGCAAGAGAAAATACCACGAGGAGGACGGTCGTGGCAATGGAACCATAATGATGCGCATCGCGTCGCCATCTAGCGACGCAATACCAACTACCAATCATGGTGCTGAAGGAGGGAGTAATCGAGGGAGACTTCATCAGAATATGAACTAAAAAGTTCGCCATATCGTGATTGTTAGTTGTATTGTAGAAAGGTGGGCTGGGGACTGT